CGCTTTTGGGCAGTGCACTCCTGAATCCGTCGAGCATTGACCCATAGCCAAACTTTGGATCCTCTACTCCTCTCCAGTTTTGGAAGTTCACTTCTGGATTCCGAGACCAGTCTCGATCTGCCAGCTGTGCTCGGCCCTGCTCTCAGCAGCAGCAGAGCCATCAATTGCTCGTGGCTGAAGACCATCCTGGCGCAAACGTTTGTATGCGTCTAGGTCTTTCTCCAGGACCTTGTCCTTCTGGTTGATTGTTGCAGCCCTGGCCCCACCACGACGAGTTGGTGTGGCTGATGCAGCAATTGCCAGACCAGCTACCTTGCAGCCAAAGCAACCGTCTACGTCAAGAGTCGGATGAGTTTCCTGATGCTTTATCATTCGCCCTCCAGGCTAACTAGAAGATTGCTGCGCCCAGAACAAACTGATCGTTGTCGCCAGCTTTTGAGTTCAACTGGGTCTGAATCGAAGAAGTGACGTTGTCCAGATATCCGATCTCGGTTGCAGATACGGTTCCGATTGACGTGTCGGAAGGAAGGGTAACGGTACCAGTAAACGTCGGAGAAGCAGTTGGTGCAAGACCAGTCTTGAAGTTAGATGAAGTGATCTTCTTTGTGGTCGGGGTTCCAGAGTTATCCACAATGACGAGAAGGTCTGATGCTCCTGCCGTCGTGAGTGCGGTAAGTTCGGTGATCTTCTTATCAGCCATTGCCAATCTCCAACATTATCAGATAGCCGTCTTCGGTAAGAATGTCGTCAAGATTCTCGAGTTCAATGTTGTCGACAAGAAGGTCAGACAAACTTGCGATGCTTGCCAGGGCCCCAGGTGCATCAAGGTTCGAGTTGCCGCCGTTGTCTGCAGCAATCTTCTGGCATACACCGTTTAGCTCCAAGCCAGAAGTACCAGCAATGCGGTTCAACGCACCTACCAGGTCCAGGCCGTCAGTGCCAGCAAGGAAGTTGGCGCAGTAGGCAGCCTCTCTGTCCTTGCCCGAAAGCCTTCTAAGTTCTTTTTGGATGCTCATGCCGTGATGTATGCCCCGTATCCAGCCGCAGTAAGGTCGGTGACCTCCTGGTCTGTGATCTCGATTATGTGGCCCCCGTGGTAAACCTTAGAGATCTGGCCCTCATCCTTGAGATCCACCTCTGTGTAGGTGCCATCGCTCAGTTTGTACACGTTTCTGCCACGTGCTTCTGGCTGGTAGAACCGCCAAAGTCTCAACTGAATGCCGCCTTCAAGCGGATTTCCGTAGCGAACAAAGTCGTCAGTCGGAGGATTGAACGTCGCCACTTCTTCAGAATAGCAAATGCGGGGTGCCCGGTGGAGGGGAACCGGACACCCCGCTTGTTCTGCTACGCAGCTATCAGACGTTGGTGCCGATGCTGGACGAGGACTCGATACGTCCGAGTGCCTCTTCGCGGAAGCGGCCGTAGCCACCCATCCAGTACCAACCAGTCGGGTTGAAGCGACGCAGTGCGTCCACAACCGGACCTTCGATGATGCGTGGGAATGGGCCATTGCCATCCGTGGTGCTGTACGCCTTGGCGAGTGCCTGTGCGCCCATGATGTGGGTGCAGTACACGTCGACCTTTGCGCCTGCGCCAGTCGAAGAGCCAGATCCGTCCGAAGCGTCGGTGAACACCTTCGCGCGTGGCGTCTCAATGAAACGCACCGACTCGAAGGTTCCGATTTCGCCCGTGTAGATGTTGGCGGTGTCAACCTGGACGTGCGGAGCATTCCACGAAGCGTTGCCCGTCTCACGACGCAGGTCGTAAGACACGTCTGGGTGGATGTAACCGACGTAGAAGCCACCGTCGCGCGGAGCAACGTTCTTCTTGCGGAGCGATGCCGTCATCTTGCGGATGTCGTTTGCGGTGACAATGTCATCAGCGCCGACAAACGCACGAGCCGTTGGCAGCGAAGCGCCACCCGAGCCGTAGAAGATGTTCTGGGTACCAGCGGCGAGCACGTCACGGACGACCTGGTCAATCGAGTCACCAGCGTTGTAACCGATGATGTTTGCCGCAGCGGCATCCACATCGAGGAACGAGGTGCCACGGAGCTTGGCAGTCGTGTTGACGGCGTTACCGTACTCGGCGAGAGTAACGGTGACCGTTGCGTCGCTCATTGCGACCGGGTCAACGTCCAAGATCTCGTTGAGCGGGGTGGTTGCAGCTGAGAGGTCAGCAAACTTGGTGAAGACCACCGAGCTTCCCGGCATCGACTGGTTGGTCGGCATGACATCTGCCGCCTGATCGAACAGGAGCTGCGAGCGGAGCGCAAAGTATGCGAGCTGCTCGTACGCCGCCTGGACGACGTTGAGGGATGAAACCTGTGTATAGGCCATTGTTTTCCTTAGGGTTGCCCCTAAGACGTGAGACCTAGGGGGTTAGTAGTTTTCTGCTTCGGCTCGCGCCTGGGCCAGCAAGTGCATCACTTCGTCTTTGGATCGGGCCTGCTTGATCCGCTCAACGTAATCGACTGGTGGCTCACTCGTCTCTGCTGCACTGGCCGCACGATTCACTCGGCTCCATGCCTGCTCCTCATTTGCAGAGGGCTTGCTGGATTCGACGATATTTGCTTCCTGGGCTGCAGCACGGATGGCATCAGTTGACAAGTCGCCTTCGTAGCCCTTGATGAAGTACTTTGCCATCGGGTTATCTGGGTTGACCCCAGCCTTCAGGAAAGCCAGTTCACGCTTGGCCTGCTCGGCTTCCGCAAGGAGTGCATCCTTACGCTTGTTCTCAGCTTCCAGTTCGCGCATTCTTGCTCGCACTGGATTACGTCCTGCTTGGTCTTGCGACTCGTCCTCAAACTCAATGTTTGCGTCCGACATGACCCACTCTTTCCTGCCCACGTACTGGCCAGAGGAACCAGGACGGCTGCAAATATCACCCTTGTTTACACACTGAAGCCGGGGCTCTCCAATGGTTATCCCAACGGGATATGACGACACTATTACATTTGTAACAAGAGTGTCAAGTATTACTGAGCTTTACCGATTCCCAGTCTTGTGGAACCTGAAGTTTCACCAGAGGTGCGAGAGAACTCTCCACCGCCAAGGAACGCAGCAACTCGCTCACGCTTGCGGCGGTCAAGCGCTTGTTGTGCTTGGACATCAATACCAAACTGGCCCCTGACAATGTCTTCCTGGGTGATGGCCTGCTCGCCAGCAAATGTCTGAGCCAACTCGCCAAGTTTGCCAATCTCTTCAAAGCCCTTTTGAGCTTCTGCCGCAGTCGTTCCACGTCGAGCCAGATCCTCGGCCAACGTTCCAGTCAGACTAATGCCAGCCTGTTCTTGCGCCCTGGCAGCAATCTCTGCGGCGCGGGCCTGACGCTGATAGTCAGCAGCCATAAGCAACGGACGGGTGCGCTCCGGGTCAATGAAGTATGCGGCCAACTGACCTTCACTGACGCCGTACAGTTCCTGCATCTTCTGCTTCACTCCAGGGTCGGCGTCCGCAACCATGCGGTACCCCTTTTCTACCCTATTTTGCAGTTCTGTTACAGAAACGTCACCCTCAATAAAAGCACGAAAGTCATCTGGTGAGTCATAAAAACCCTGCGGCATACCGTTTCCAGCTAGGACCTTGCGGTAAGAATCCTCCATGGCAATGTAAGTAGCTGGATCAAGCTCTGGCAAGCCAGCCTTCAACCTTGATTCGTTGGCAGCAAAGCGCTGCTTGTAGGCGGTCTCATTCTTGATAGAGAAGATGAGGGCATCCTCGTTCTCAATGTCGACCAGGTTCTTTGTGTAGTTCTGCCACAGCGTCTCGGTGAGGCTTTCAAGCTGATACTGGGCAAGGACAGAACGCAGCGTATTGATAGCGTTTGCCTTGTTCAGCGGAACCGATGAGTCGGCACCAGCTCCAGCCCCAGAGGTTGGGTCAATGCCATAGTCCGGATCATCTACGGTGCGTCCCCACTTATCACGAATGACAACAGTCGACTCCGGCTCAGTGACAGCAGGCGGAGTTGGAATGAATCCCTGGCGGACTGCTTCATCGATTGTCTGTTGGGTTGGACCAATCTGGTCAAGTGGCAGGTCCTCTGCATTCATGCTCATTACTTCTTCCTTCCGAATGCGCTAGCAATTGTGAGGGCAAGATTCGTAGCATCCTTGTTGGCAGTCGACGTGTACTGGTAGCCGTACTTCTGGTCAGACTTGAGCTTTGTCTCCCAGTCAGACAGGCTCATCTGCCCATCCTGCTTGTTGCCAAAAGCAGAAACAAACAGTGGATCGTTCATTGAGATTTCGTTTGTGGTCTTCTCGAGCACTCGAGCCGCAATCTCACGGTACGGTGAGAAGATGTCCTCAAGCGTGAGGCCAGCATCAATCTGATCTGACAACTGAAAGAACGCAGCCTTTGCTGCCTTCTGCGCGTTCTGCCTAATCGTGTCAGCAGTAAGAATCGTGCCCGTAGGTGCGTACTCCTTGCCAGTGACAGCTGACAGGATCTGGTCCTCAAGATCAATTGGGTTGTAGTTGTATGCCCTGGCAATCTTCTTGACGGCCTGAGCATCGAGGCTCTGCATCAAGTCCTCTTTGCCCCTAGCCCTTCCGCCAACCGTGCTGTTGATGTAGTTGGTAAGCACGATCCCGGTCATTCCGGTACGTGTAGCTGCCTTGGCAATTGAGTCAAGCTCGGACACCGTGAGGTTGAGGTCGCCGTAGTTAGCTGCTATCAGCGCACGGTTGCTCGCTACACGCTGGGTCTGCTCGCCAACTGGAAGTGAATCAAACTCCTTGGCAGAGTTGGCAGTTTGCTGGTAGTAGGGGGTCGACCGAACCTTGGTATCAAACGCATCGATTCCAGCCTGGGTAGTGAAGTCGTACTGGCCTGGGTTCTGGGCTACGTCGAGGATGATGTCGATAAGCTCGTTGCCGAACAAACGACGGGCCTCAGCTTCTCCAGCGCCACCATCGATGATGGATGCAAACTGTGGAAACCGAGCCTTGAACGATGTGCGCCAATCAGTTTTCTTTGGCTGTGCTGCCATCATCCACCACCCAGAAGTGCAAAGATTCTGTTCATAGCGTTACCAGCTGACTGTGCTGCTGCTTCTTCTGGGGCCGCTTTCTGTGCCGCCAGTTCTGCAGCTGTCTCCAATGATGGAGCATCCATCGATCCGCCAGCACCACGACTGCGTTCTGTTGCCTGGATCTGCTTGACTGCTGCATCAATCTCTTTGGCGGTAGGCATACGGCCAAGAAGCTGAAGTGACTTCTGACGGAACAACTTGGTTGCATCCTCGGTGGAAACAACAGACACGGTTCGTCCGCCACCAGAGACAAGCTTGGCCCCACCCTGGACGATTGGCAAAACTGCTCGCCAAGTGCGGCCGAGACCAGACGAGTAATCAAGGAATCTCTGGAAAGCGGTTTCATCGCTACCCATCAAACCCTTGCCAGTTAGGGCAAAGTCACTTGGCTTTCCACCTTCTCCATAGAAGCCGTAATCTTTTAGTGTTGAAAAAAGTTCGATCAACTGTGCCTGGCTAGTGATGCCCCTATACTCAGCAAGCAGATCTTTGCCGTTCCTGTCGTACTGACCACGAACAACGTTGCCATCTTCATTGACGAGCTGATCGCCAGAGTAAACAACGATACGCCCAGCACGGCCAGGGACGGTTGAGATCGTGTTTGCCCCAGACAGCAAGGCGTCGTTTTGCGCAGCCTTCAAGTTGTCTGTGGTGTTATTGATTACACGTGCTGGGAACGAGTAGCTAGTACCAGCAAATGGACCAGTCGTAGCCCCGCTACTTCCTTGTGCTTCCTGGATGAGCGTCGCCAGGTCGGCATCCCCAGTAGAAGACGTAAGGTTCGTGCCACTCTCGCTCTTGGTAACAGTAGAAGCAGTTGCTGACGTAGTGGTTGTTGGTTTTCCACCAGTCTTCATCCCATACGGGTCGGTCTGGTAGTACTCCGCCCTCAGTTCACGCCTGGTCTGCGGGGTGTCCTCGATACCGCGAGCAGTTATCTGTTCTTTGATCCAGGTATCAGAGTTTTTTGCCATTAGTCTTCCACCTCTTGAGCAAGC